AGTGGTGTCGCTAAGGAATGCTCCTTTGATGTCACCGTGCATCCAGCCTGTGTTGTAGTCTGAGGTGATGTAGCTGACCATGCCGTTAGCTGGATCAGATACATTACTGATAGGGGAAACACCTTCCCTTGTGCCTATAACGTGCTCACCAGAGTCTTTTACTATTACAGGGTTTACATCACTATTTGCAGTACCTAGAAACGCAGTTCCTACATAACTGCCATCTATATAAGCTGTGCGATACACTTTCACATCTGGTGAAGTTCTATCAGAGCTGCCTAGTACCCACCCAAAGTATTGCTGTGAGTTCTCATTACGGCCGTAGACATAATTACCGTCGAACACTACTTCGTTATATATGCGAACTGACGCAGCTTCGGTGTAATCATAAACAGCACCGCTGTCTGTAATCACACTCACGCCACCATCAGTCGCTACAGCAATCGTTGGGACTGGTAAGCCTGTAGCGGAGTCTATAGGAGCGTTAGGTAGGACTGTCATGGCTACGTCGTTGACTGTGTTGCTTACTATTTCAAGCGTATTGCCGCTATTAACGTATCCGTTTTGTTCGTTGCGTGTTGCAATACCTAAACGACCATAATTGTATCCGCTCTCTTGACGAATAGTTTCCATCGTATCAGCGATGAAGTTAAAGTAACCACAGATACCAAAAGTAGGAGCACCAATGTATAGATGCCCGTTTAACATACTTACTGATTTCAATGCTTGACCTGAACGTGGAAACTTCCCAGTCGTACTTCGTGTAAGAACCATCCACATAGGCAACGAAGGATCATCACCGTCATAGATAGTTACTCTGGTACCCTCAGCAACAATAACAGCCACAGCAGGGAACTCTTTACGAGCACCACGAGTAGACGTATTCAATGTCTCGTTATACCAGCTTGTGTGCTGTGTACGTTTACGCCATGCACCACCGTCTGAGTCTTTACGTGTGTCATATACGAATACATCTACGGCTGTGTCAGCGATAGATGCGGAGATAGCAGATAGGTCAACCCCATCCACATGGGCTTTCAAGTCGTCATCGACAACTGTATTACCTGCAATTTTTAAAGCCATCTTCGGATTCTCCTATTAGCTTATAGTGTTGCGTTAGCGTTAATGTCGCCAGCCACATCGAGTGAGCCGTCAGCGTTAAGGCGCATCTTGTTTACACCACTTACTGAGAACATTAGGTTACCTGAACCATCATCGGTAATATCCCAGTTAGCAATGTTTACGGTGCCGCTTAGGTAGAGGTCTTTGTACCTATAAGCACTACGACCTAAATCTACGGTTGCATCTACACCACCCCACATAGCGTTGTTGGTATCATCAACAAAAATACCACCCATATCGCCAGAGGTTCGTAACTCTACTTTACCTGCTTTTAGTCTTACTAGGTCATTACCGTCAGCAAACTGTATATCGCCATTGCTTGTACCAATACTCCCCACGGGTGCACCGTCTTTGCGGAGGTCAATAATCTGACCATCAACGCCAGTATTGTTAAATACAACTACAGACTGACCTGCTGATTCAGTCTCACGTTTAACTTGAAGGGGTGCTGAAGCAGGTTCTACCAAAAAACCAGTGCCTGAAGTATCTGACGCAATAGAGGTTGATGTAGTACCCACAAGCATGTTGCCTGATGAGTCAACTACAACCGCATTAGATACCCCGTTCTTTATTCTAAAAGAAGCATTAGCTGTTGATATGTTATATGCCAAATTAAGGTTTTCACTGCTATCAACTTCAATAGTAGCGTCAGTCCCTGCACTTCGTGCAAATTCAATAGACGATGCGGTATCAAAACCTTTGCCTATAGTTACCTTGGTACTGTCTCCTCCTGCGTCTTGACCAAATTTGACAGTTGTTTCACCGTCTACAGCTACATGTAGCTTAGAACTAGGACTATCAGTACCAATACCAACATTACCTGATGAGTCGATGCGCATACGCTCTGAGCCATTGGTATCAAAGGCTAATTCGTTGTAAGCCGTAGCACCATCCGTTACGTTTCGTATTTCTGAATAACGGTTTGCAGTACCAAACTTAGTGCCCCATAAACGGATTGCGGCTGTAGTGTTATTGGAGTCATCTGATGTTGGGACAATCTCAATAGCAGGAGTACCACCAACATCTTCATTGATTACCAAAGATGCTGTCGGAGTCATACCAGAAGATGTACCTAACTCCAAAGACTCATCAGCAGCCTTCCACGTAAGTTTTGGCGTTGTGCCTGTGTCTTCGTAGAAGCTGATGTCGCCGACTGAGCTTATAAATGCTCGCCTAGCAGAACCAGCATCAAACGCAATATTACCTCCTGAGCTTAACTTTACGGAGGTACTAGCACGAGATAAAGAGTATTGACCCGACCCGTTGTACAAATCAACACGGTTATCTCCGCCGTTTACCAATATATTACCAGTTGAAGTCAACCCATCAGCCGTCACTGTGCCTGTTATGTCAGCCGAATCGGCTGTTATGTTACCCGTAACATCTACGCCTGTAGAGGTTGTGGCTAGTTTGGTTGAGTTGTTGTGATATAAAGTTGACTCAGCATCACCTTTAAATATAGCCGCAATATTATCAGAGGTATCTGTTAAACGGACTTGGTTGTATCCTCTTATTCTAAGCGTTCCAGTGCCAACTTCATCAATGTAGCTATTTGAACCATCATGGTAAATCTGCAAATCACTGCTAGCACCGAAGATAGCCTTGTCGTTGTCTCCGAAGTTGATGTCAGCAGTTACCGTAACGCCACCGTCTTTCAGTACAACGCCATCTACAGTTACACCAGCCGTAGCTGTTTTCTCAGAAATAGTATCTGTTACTAGCGCAGCTGAGGCTGTGATGTTACCTGTAACGCCAAGGGTACCGGCGATAGCCGTGTTACCAGTAGTAGCTTCGATAGTAACTTTATCTGTGTTTACAGCTACGTTACCTGTAACACCTAGAGTGCCGCCAACAGTCGCGTTACCAGAGATAGCTGCTGCGTCACCAACTACTAGATCCTGAGATAAGTACAGGCTGCGTGGGCGTGTAGCACCGTCAGCACCGATATCGTAGGTATCATCGGTGAATGTAATGTTAGATGTAACAGTTGCTGTGATAGTCAGTGTATCTGCAGCAGCATCACCGATCGTTGTGTCACCAGAGATATCTAAGTCAGTAGCTGAAATAGACCCCGTCATTGTAGGTGACGTGATAGTCGGAGACGTGAATGTCTTGTTTGTAAACGTTTCAGTGCCGTCTAGCGTAGCCAGAGTACCAGTAGTAGGTAGCGTTACGTTAGTTGCACCAGTAGCCGTTAGAGTTAGGGCGAAGTCACCAGCCGTAGTGAACGAGTTAGCTGTAGTGAAGTTACCACCGAAAGTTACGGTGTAGCCCTGATACGTTAATGAGTTGACGTTTGTAGTACCTTGGACGACATTAGTACCATCACAGAACACCAACATTGTAGCGCCGTCAGGGATATCAACACCTGTACCAGCCGCAGTAGTAATAGTTACCTGCTGACCAGAGTCGTTCTTACAAATGTAGATCTTAGAAATAGCCGGACAAGTAACAGTAGCTGCACCGGTCAGTGCGACGCCTGTATCAGTAAACTCCAGCATGGCGGAGCGTGATTCCGCTGTAGTGCCATCTGCTTCTGTTAATACGTGTGCGTTGGTAGTCCACGAGTCAATAACCGAACGGCCAGCAATGGCCTCTTCTAGCATTGAAGTGATATTTTCGTTTACTACGTCGCCCCATGTACCACTTAGCTCACCCTGTACAGGTAGGGCTAGTTTTAGTTTTGGAGTGTACTGTGTCGTCATTTCATTAACCTCACGCGGCTATATCGTCCCAGTTGGGAGTCTGTTCTGTTGATAAGTTAACCCAAGAGGGGGTTTGACCGCTAGTATTTTCTGCCCAAGCCGGAGTCTGACCATCGCTTACGGGTACCCAAGTTGGGGTCTGATTATCGTCTAATTGCCCCCAAACATTGTAATAACCTACTTCGCTTATAGTCTGTACACCTACTACTTGTACATCTGCGTTTGCTTTAGCTACTACGTTCTTAGTCAGTGCTTGTCCGTATACACCACGTACTGTCTGCACAATACCTAGTCGGATAAACACATTACCGATACCCGGAGTAGCTGCTAGACCAGATGTAGGTACATTAGCCATACCTTCAATAGCAACGTCGTTGACGCTGTTAACTGCTACTAGACCCGTAGGGTATATATTGGCTTTTGCTACTATTGATACAGAGCCTACACCGCCAGTAGAGCTTAGTCCGGCTGTAGCCACATCGGCATTAGCCTTAACAACCACATCATTCGTACTTACGCTAGCCTGTGTACCTGTTGGATACACGTTAGCTTCAGCTATGGTAATTACGGTACCGTCTGCTGCGGTAGCTTCAACACCTGTTGGGTATATATTAGCTTCTGCTACTATGCTTACTGAACCTACACCACTAGTAGCGGCTAGGCCAGATGTAGCTACGTTAGCTTCTGCTACGACGCTTGTATCACCTACGTCACCTGTAGCATGTACCCCAGTAGGGTAAACGTTAGCTTCGGCAATTACTAAAACAGAGCCTACACCACTAGTAGCGGCTAGCCCTGCTGGGTGTACATTAGCTTCAGCGACTACAGATACAGAACCAACTGCACCTGTAGCGTATGGCATCGGTACGTCTGTGCTCCACGCAGTTTCGCCCCACCCTCCGGCGGACCAACCTCCTAATGGAACTAGTACGTCAGCCATGTATCACCTACGCGATGCGTACAATAGCGTTTGAAGCATCCGCTGTTGGGAACTGGATAGTGAAGTCACCTGCTGTAGATGTCTTATTGCCACCAAAATCCAGAACTGCAACTGCTGGGTTCGTAGAACCGTTAGCAAGATAGATCAGAGCACCACGAGCGGTGATTGTAGCTGTCGCCCAAGTAGTATCTGAAAAATCTAGGAACGCTGTTGTACCAGAAGTAGTAGGTGCTACTACAGTCAGAGTGTTACCACCCGCTGTGTAACCTGTACCAGATACTTCGTTAGTAGTGCTGTACGCTGTTGTCGCTGCGCTCAAATCAGCACTAGATGTGTAAAGTGCCACTTTAAATACCTGTGAGGTATCCGAGCTGAAATCCATCTCACCGTCGAGAAGGGCTTTCTTAAACGAAGTACACATTGCCTGTGAAATCGCCATCGTTTATCTCCTAACTTACTGTTGACCTAAATTGGCCTGAACGGTACGTGTCTTGTCTCAGCTTACCGTCACCAAGGTTTTTAAGTAGACCGATAGCCTGCATGTACAACTTCTCGTACATAGCTATCACATCTGGTTCGCCCTTCATAAAGCGAACTGCTTGCATCAACGACCCATTAAGGAGCGCTGAGTCAAATTCTTCGCCCAGCCACGTAGTACCCGCTGTCACGATGGACTCTGGGTAATAACCGTAGTGTAACTCCGTGGTGTACGCTGAATCAGGTGTTGGGCCGAGAATAAATGAATCGGCATCCAAGTACGCATAGTATTTAGGCGTGCCCGTAGACGACGGGTTAGGGTAGGCTTCTCGGATAAAGTTCACGTCCTTGTTAACTAGGAACACGTGGTTACCGGAATCATCTACCACTGCCAAACTATGCGTATATAGAAAATCTGTTGGTGTGCTCAGGTATTGATTACCCGATGTAAGGCTACCCGATACGTTTTTACGTAGCACTGGTAACTGTACGCTGTTGTAAATAAGCTGCTCTGCCTGTTGTACAAACGAAGCGAGCTGATCCGCCGTAAAGGTGGACTCTACGATATCTTGGATCTGTGTTGTCAGCTCTGTATAGTTCATGTCACCACCGTTACTGTTCCAACAAGGCATGTACCGTGTACGGATGTTACTGGGTTAATCAGCTCTCGGCTCTTAGCAAGTTCCGAGTGGTCAGGGCGTGGGTCACGTAGTGCCTGTGGATCGTGCACTGGGTAACGGCCTAGTTCATTCTGCGGGTGATCTACTTCCCAACATTCTGAACATGCCAACAGTCCTGTACTATTTCTGTTACGTGTAACTGGCTTCAAGTCACGCAAACGGTATGTAAACCCACATACGTCGCATATAGCCTTGGCCTTTTTACCCGTAGCATAAGCTGTAGCCATTAACGCATCCTCGGTACAAACCTAGCGGGCGTCTTTTCTCTATCCTCACCAGCAGCAAGGTTGAACTGCTCTTCGTATGCTTCTTTTAACATAGGCACACGTGGAGCCAATTCAGGTATTTTCATAGCGATGTAGTAAGCCAGACCAGCTACTAGTACCGGTAGGAACCTGAAGTTAATGTCAGGTGTTTCGGCACCGTGGCCAGCGTCTTCAATGCGACGCATACGCCAGTAGCGTAGTTGGTAATCACTATTATCTGGTACAGGCCATAGATTAATACGTGGCGCTGAACCTAGACGCTCCACCCACATTTGTAGTGGTCGTCCTTCTGATAACTTGTTAGGGATACCTGAGTAAGTACTAACACTAATACGTGTTATAGAGAGGTCACTTTGTAGCGACGCGTTACCCGCATCAGTACGTATAGTGTGCTCTAGTACGTCGATGGTATCCGCCGGTAGGTCGTATTGCGCTGTGCCAGCAACAAGGGGTATATACCCCTCATCGATTGTCCACATGTTGATACCACGGTTCTGCCACTCAATAGTAAGCAGATTCATGGAACGACGTGCGGTACGCAAATCGTAACCAGAACGCATCTCACGGCCAGCACGTTCCCACGCTTCTTCAGCGATCTCCGTAAAGTCCATGTTAAATGCTGTGGTACCAGATGTAGCCATTATCTAACCCCAACGAACTTAGTGCCTCGTGTAGCTGCTCGACCACCACGACACATACCGCCTGACTTATATTTCTTAACCTTACCACCACAAGACATAGCGTTACGAGCAGATTTAGCAGACTGTAGAGCTGCATCTTCCTGCATGTCGCCTTCGTCCATCTCGTACTTAGGCTTCTTAGGTGCTGCTTTCTTAGGTGCCGCTTTCTTACGCAGAGCCTTAATAGAATCTAGTGCAGCTTGTTCCTGCATATCACCTTCAGACATCTTAGGCATTACCATTTCTCCTTGTCTGCCCAGTACGCTGCGGACATCTTACCTTTCTTGATGTTCTTAGCATGGCGGGCTTTAAATGAAGCACGTTTCTTCTTCATCTTGTCTGACTCACCAGCTTTAGGTTTGCCAGCTGTCTTAGCGCCTTGTTCGCCAAAGCGTATTACTTTCTCTTTACCACCTTCGCACGCCTTAACGACGTGTGATTTCTTAGCGTGGCCCGGAGTACGTTTGGGTTTGTTACAAGCCATTTCTGACTTTTTAACTTTACCACCTTTGGCGTAACGTCTGCGCATTACTTCAACACCTTCAACAAGATTGAGTACGAAATACCCGAAGCGTTTGTCTGTACTAAGATATCGCCTGTAGGTGCAGTAGCGTCGTTAGGGAGTGGACCCTCTTCACAAAACTCTTTGGTATCTGTGTGAGAGTTACAAATCCAAGCTAGCGCATCTGTAGAACCGTCGTAGTACAAGCTAACAATGCCAGTAGTAGGCATAACATCAGCTATGATCTTCGAGATACGTGTGTTAGTAGGTGCACCTGAAAGAGTAGACGCGTCTAGCTTTACAACTTTTGCGCTGCTCTCATCTGTAGCACCATCATTGGTGATCTTTATAACCGCAAAACGGTCTGTATCTTGGATCACCTGCGTTGAGACTGCCATACATTAGTCCTCCTTCTTAGAGGTCTTTTTAGGTGCTGCCTTTTTAGGTGCTGCTTTCTTCGGTGCTTCAGCCTTCGGTTCAGCCTTTGCGCCTCGCTTGGCTAGTTCAGCAAGATGCGCTTTAGCGGCTGCTGTCATAGACATTAGCTAAGAGCTTCTGTTGCGATTGCCAACCAAGCAGTACCGTTGCTGATTACAACTGCGAACTCGTCGTCACCTGCGCCATTGTCGCTGATAGCACGAATTACACCAGCGTTGTCTGCCGCTGCTGGAAGTTCTGAAGTTAGAGAAATCGGTAGATCAAAGCCGTTTGCTGATACAACTGGGCCTGAGAAATTAGTAGCTGCCATATTTTGCTCCTCCCGTGTCCGGGGTCAACTTCCTACGAGTGCTAGTGGTAGGAATCTATATCAAATTGTCAGGTGGGATTCACCCTTACAAGTAATATAAACATATTACAGAGAAAAAGAAAGGGTATCATTTTGGTAGTTTGTTATGCTTCTTACAGTTGGCCTCATGTGTCATAACCTCTAAATTCCACGGTACGTGTAAGCCGCATACGGTAGCCCCCTTTAATGGTATCTGGTGGTCTACTACGTATTTCTGCCCCATTAGTTTAGACATATGTTGTGCCTGCAAATATATCTGTTTGATCTGCTCGTGATGCTCAGGTGTCAACCATTTTGGTGTAGCCTGTCTGTGCCTACGTTTGCGTAGTAGGTTACGTAAATTGCGTTGTTCTTTATTAGCCTCGTCATACCTACGCCTATACTCACGTTTAGCTTCTACTGGACGACATAGCGCACGAGCTTTTACTAGCTCAATATTACGTTCGTAATATCTCCTACCCGCGGCTTTTGCTGCTTCAGATTTCGGAAGCCCTTTACGCCTTTCGTTTTGTTGTTGCCATTCGAGCTTACGGCACTCAATACAAGTACCTTTTAGCAACCTAGGAGCTACATGCCCATGTTTGCAGGGTTTACCAGTAAAGTAGTACTTAGCTCCTACGGCCTTGGCAGCAGCGCGTGTGGTTGGTAGTCCCATAATTACCTCCGTTGTTTTGATACAGGTAATTATATACGTTGGATATAAAAAAGCCACCCGAAGGTGGCTTTTCTCGTGAAACCCTTATGCGCCCGGGCTTCCGTATACCGCTAGTGGGTCACTAACACCAAACGAGTAGCGCTCGCGAGCCTTGTAACGGCTGTTCCCAGTGTCAAAATCGGCGTCCATCGACGTGCTCATTGGAGTACGTACAAAGTGCTTAAGACCGTTAGGGATATCAGTCATCAAGAACCAAGCGTTAGTATCTGTGAGGTAATGGTTCACAGCGTATCCGCCCGGAATTGAGCCGTTTGAACGTAGTGCGTTCAAATCGTTGTCTGCAGTGCTTACGCGACCTTCAGTTTCCAACAGGCGAGTTGCAACGAACTGTAGCGCTGGTGGAATGATAAGTTTCTTAGGCTGTGCAGCGATTAGAAGACCACGCTCGTCTGTCCACTGGCTGATAGCGATAACGGCAGCTTCAAGAGAAGTTTCGTTAAGGTCAGCAGCTACAGTTGGACGGTTAGCGTTAGTACCACCAGAAACAAGTGGGTGGTCAGTAGCACATAGTACTTTGCCGTCACCGTAAGTTGTGCCTGAGAACGCGTTGTTCAGTACAGACGCAGCTTTAACCTGCTTGGTGTAAGCCATAGCGCGAGCTAGAGCTTTAGTGTAACGAGCCGATAGTGAGTCGTACAGGTTATCTTCAATAGCTTCCTCAGTGATAGAGAAACCCATTGCGATAGTTTCGTGTACGTAACGCGCAGACCATGCTTCCTGTGCTGAATCGTAGCTAATAGCCGCGCCTTCAGATTTAACAGGTGCAGAGCCAAAGCCCGACAGTTTAGTTTCTTCCTCGAAAGAACGGTCTGAAGTTTCCTGCTCAAAGATTTCTTTGTGCTCTTCGCCGTACTTCTTGTACTCCATACCAAATAGAGCGTTCAGCCCCGGTAAGAGTTCCTTAAGTAATTGGGAACGTGAAATAGCCATATCAATTCACTCCTTAACCGAATTTGTGAACGCCAGAGTTAATCTTAACCAACACGTCAGTGTAAGCGTCGCCAGCAGTAGAAACGATTTCTACAACTGTTAGGCTTGCACCAGCGTCGTTAGCTGCACCTACAGAGTTAGTTGAGTTACCAGTGGTAGCTGAACCAGTCTGAGTTGCACTGTTAAGACCAACCTCAATACCAACTTCAGTCTGAGCAATAGAGCCAGAAGACTGAGCTTGGAACAATACGCTTGGGTCAGTTACGACTTTAGCGCGGATAACGCCAGTAGTACCTGTTGGGTAGTACTGTGAGTGGATCTGTTGACCCTGTGCGTTAGTGTATTCACAACCGACAAATACACCTACAACGCCCACTAGTGGGTCAGCTGCAGTTGCTGCGTCAGTTGCTGGAGTAACGTAACCACCGCTTAGGTAAACGATAGAACCGTTGTAGATAGAAGCAGTAGTGCCAGCAGGGTCAACCAAAAATTCAGTAGTTGCACCAGCATAAGGCATACCGTCTACACGTTTTACGGGCTTAAGACCGTAAGGAGCAGCTGTAGTAGCCATGATATTCTCCTAAATTAAGTACCATTTCCGAAAGTGACCTTCGTTTTACGCTCATTAAATAGCGGCATACGAGGATCGTTCTCACGCATTAAATTATTATCGACTGAGTCCATTTGCGCACGTGTTTGACCACTGTAGTAGTCATTACGCTCATTGACCAACTCGATAGGGGTTTTACAAAGCATCAAACCACCAATAACGATATTATCCTTAAAACGATCATCTTCGACCGCTACAAGAGTAATCTCAGGGTGATCCGCTGCTTTCACAGGTTCCCAACCTTCTCGGAGTTTCGAGGACAAATTCGAGGCATCTACCTGACCCTGTGTACTAACACGCACCCAATGGAACTCGTAACCCTCTTCTGGGTTAGGAGAAGGTAGCGTTTCTGGACGACGCCAAGAACGCACTCGCTGATTGGTTTCGCGTGTATCTAGCTCACGGTTTCCCGCACGTGAACGTTTATCTATAGAGTTAGTGGCCATTATTTAGTCCCCAATGCTGCAGCCTGACTGGCGTATTCTGTTAAAGGTACTCCCAAACGCTTTGCGATAGCGATCTGTGTTTGCGTAAGTTTCACCTTCTTAGGTGCTGTGCTCCGCGTAGCGGGGGCAACCACATTCGACTGTCGTTTAGCAGGTTGTGCCTCTTGTTCAATCTCTTCATCCGAGACAAACTCATCTGGAAAGACTGATCGCATACGAGAATCAATTTTCTCGTAGTATTCGTCACTAGTGGGGTCAATACCCGACTTAACTAGCTTGTTATGAAGACCCAAAGCATAAGCAGTCATTTCATCGTCAGAACCAAACCAAGGGTTATTCTCTGCCCATGAAGTTGCGCGCTCGTCGGTTTGCACCGGCGGGGTTGCCTGCTGAGTTTCTTCATTTGTGTTAACTTGTAACTGAGTTTCTTCCTCTTGTAAAGCGGGAAGTTTGAAATTCTCTAACTTATCGGCCTTTATCTTGGCATTTGTTAGTGCTTCTTGCGCTGCAAGTACTGCTTCAGCGTCTCCAGACTCGTATGCTTCCTTATACTGCGCTTTAGCTGCGTTTAGTTCCGAAGAAGCGTTTTTCTTGGCTTGTTCCAATAGAACCGTACGACTCTTATTGTTGTCACCCTTCAAACGTTTGTTTTCTTCTACTAGCTGCTGCGCCATACGTTCTAGCTCTTGACGCTCACGTAGTGCCTGCTCTTTAGCGCGACGCTCGTCGTGATAGCCCTTAGAGAAGTGCTGGATACGTTTACGTACTTTCTCCGAGTAATCCTGCAGCTCGTCCTCAGTCACCTCTTCAGGTGGGTCTGAAGGCTTACGGCCACGGTCTTTCTTAGGAGTGTCGTCAACGACCTCGATCTCTACACCATCTTCTTCGATGATTTCGACATCTTCCTTCTTAGGCTCTTTCTTAGCTTCTTTCTTTGGCTTGGCATCTAGGTCAAGTGTCTCAGCTGAAGACGACTCGATCTCTAGTTCCGGTTTTTCGTTTTCCTCGTGCGGAAACTCGAACTCTACTGGTTGAAATCCCATATTTCACCTCACGACGCACGCGCTAGACTGCGCGGATCACTAACAACGGCTTCAATGCTATCGTCATTCATTAGACGGTATTCATTTTCACCAACCTTAAAACGTGTACCCGTATTCATACGGAACACGACGTAATCACCTACTTTGCACCAAGGCCCAGTAGGGAAACGTTCTTTATCGGCATAGGCTTGTTCGCCCATAGCCAGCACACGACCTACAAACGAAAGGATGTGGTCATGGTGAATCTCTTTTGCGACCTTAATGATCCCTGACCCACCGTAAGTCTCTTCGACCTCGGGGATCTCAACCAACAGTCGGTAGCCCACAGGCTGCGGCAGTTGCTGTTCTAGTTCTACATCACTCATCGTCATCTCCATCAACGTAGTTTTTAGCTAGATCTTCTATTGTTTGTTGTGCGTACCGTAGACCGCGGACCACACCGACAACTTCACGGTATTTCGCGAAGTCATCAGGTGAGCCACCAGCAAGATAAGTTTTCATGGACTCTTCTTGGTCCTGTAACTTTTCGATTAGCACGTCAAAGACGGTTCTTGCCATTAGGTATTACTCCTCAGTTTTTGTATTTGCTCCTTGTTGGAACATGCGAGCTGCCTCCATGGATAGCTTGCTCTCCTCCAAGCCTTTTTGTTGATCTAGGTTAGCCTTAGCTTTCTTAGCGTCTAGCATCACCTTAGCCTCATCAATCTGTACTTTCTTAGCATCTACCTTACTGTCCATCAGATCCTTGGCTGAATCACGCTGTAGCTGTGTACGGCGTAGTTCGATATCGGCCTGATCCTTAGCGGCTTTACGCTGCAGCTCTGCTTGTTTGAGCTGTAGTTCTGCCTGCTGTAGCTGGAACATTGGGTCTTGCGCTTGTTGTTGTGCCTGCTGCTGTGCCGCCTGCTGCTGATGCGCCTGAGTAAGCTGTTTGCCACCATCTGCGATGAGACGTGATAGCTGTACTTCTACATCTTCTGGAAGCTCTTCGTTTGGTACGTTTAGTGGTACGCCCAGCTTCTCTTCCATCTGCTGACGGTAACGGAAGCCCAAGTGCTCTGCGATATGTGACTGTAGGGCCATCATAATCTGCTGTGCCTGTGGGTTCTGACCGATAGTCTGCGCAATCATAGGATCTTGCATGAATGACTGGTGTGCAGCGATGTGAGCTTCGTGATCCTGATGGATAAACGCTTTGATTGGCTTACCAATAAGTGCGTTCATGTTCTCAGATACAGGATCGGCTGGCTTAGTATCTTCCGCCATCGGAATCAACTTCTCAGCGTTCTTGATGCCCATAACCTCAATCATCTGACGGTGTAGCTGTGGCAGGTCGTAGATCTGCGGAGCCTGTTGCGCCATCTGCAACACTGCTTGGTACTGGACCACGCGCTGTGCCATCGTAGAGCTGTTAGGGTCACTAACAGGGATAACCTCGACCATCATGTAGTCTTGGATACGTGCTGATACGTCACCACGAGCAGGGATGTACGCGTACTCCATCGGAGCGTTCTCGGCCATGATCTGCTTAAGAAGTTTAAACTCCTGCTTCATAGCGTAGTGTACACGCGCCTGTACTGCTGCCATTGGCTTCAGTGTGCGTTCTAGTAGTGCTAGCGTCGTACCTACAGGAGCGTTAGCAGACATATCAGAGATATTCATATCTGCGATAGCGCCTAGGCGACGGCCTTCCTGTGTAATACGGTCTAGTAGAGCTAGAAGTGTCTGTGACGGCTCTTTATAAGGAAGAGGCATGATGTTGTCACGGATAGAACCGCTAGGTACATCTACATCTTTCCATTCACCCGGCTCGATCGGCTCATCATCACCCTTGATGCGTAGACCACGTGACTTGAGACCACCCGGTAGGTTAGCTAGCGTACCTGAGTCAACAAGCTGACGGATAAGTGACGTGCCTGCACGTGCGTAACCACCAACAATGTGGATCAGACCTAGCCCGTAAAACCCAAAACCCGGGACATATACATAATGAACAAAGTGCTGACGACGGCGAGCGTCAGTATCAGACTCGTCCCAATTACGACGGATAGAAAGAACCTCGCCGGTCCCTTTCTCAATAGTGACGACGTACGGTTTCGGAATGTCATCAGACTCTTCTCCCTCAATAATGTCCTCAAGGCACATGTCCATGTGGACTTCAAACAGGGTGTAGCGATCGTCATCATTAAGTGTATAGCCGCTTTCCTCGGCTTTCTTCTCCTGAATATCAGTGAAGTAAGCTGCTGGGTCACCCAAATGTACATCACGGTAGAAACCAGACGCCTGTAGGCTACGCATCTCGTTCTTCGTCTTACGCATGATGTGTGTAATACGTTCAGCTGTCTCGATGTGTGACGCACCGTATGGCACTACTACATCTTCTGCTGGTAGGAAAATCGCTACCTGACGACCATATGTAGGATCGAAGTAGACTTTCTTGAACGCTGAACCAGACAAACCAAGCGCATATAGTAGACGCTCGTGCTCTGGACGGTACTCGACCATGTTTTCAGTCAGCTCGTAGTTCATATCCGCACGTACACGTTCGGCAGCTTCGAGCTTGTCCTTAGTCTCTTCGCCCAAGATCTTAGTCTTAACAGGACCAGCAGACGGGAACACTTCACTCATAGTCTCCGCTTGGAAGCGGATCGCTGCCTCTGACAGTACTGTAGAGTGTACGTTACACGCACCTTCCCACGGACGGGTACGCTCTTCGTTCTTAAAGCCTAGTGCGTCTAGGCCAGCTACGAATGTGTCAGCCCATTCCTTACGGCTATCAATATCGGCGTCGACAAGCCCCAATACGTCGCTAGCGACGCTCTGTAGCGCATCCTCGTCTAGATAATCAGCCAAGTTAGCGTCAAATGGCGCTGTAGCAATGCCTAATTCGTCTTCAGCTTCATCACCAAAGGTAATTTCGACACTACCGTCCTCTAATTCCACCATCATCGGCCCTTCAGCCATCAGATCGATCTCTAGACCTGCTGGATCTAGTGCTTCTTCGCCCATACCAGCTAGTTCGTCTTCTAGACCAGTAGGCGCTGCGTATAAGCCTTTTTCAATAGCCATAATTAGCCCTCTTAATAGTAACCTTTGCCGCGGTTACTTCTAAATAACCTTTGTTCTTCCGGCTCATCCGTCGGTAGACGTATAAACCCGCCCTGTCGGAATCGCATTAGCGCCATAACCATGCTATCCACAAGGTCATCGTGTGATGCGAAAGGAAACGCAGCGACTTCTTCGACCACTTCTTCGGCCCATCGAGTACGCGGAACCCATACCATTCCAGACGATACAATATCAGATACTGAGTTTAAGCGCGCTACCTTATCACCTGAACCCCTGTGAGGCGTAAATTCCTGTACAGGTATGCCCATGCGACGCATCTCTTGGTAGAGCGCAGTACCAGCTGACTTCTTCTCGACAATAAATGAGTCAGGTTCCCACTCATCGTACTCTTCCATAGCCAATCTTTTCAGTTCTGGGAACTCAAAACGATCCTTTATGCTATTAAGTAATATAATGTGGTACTCGTTAACTTCTTCGTTATAAAAAACACCCCAAGTAGTCAACGCAGTGAAGTCGGCACGGTTATGAGTCTCTGCCGCGGCATCAAGAGACATAATTATGTACTCACATGGCGGTGGATTGTCTTTTGTCCAGTCCTGCCACCACTCACGCTTAATTATGGCTGCTTCTTCGGCTGTCGGCTTCTGTTGGTACTGAGCGTTCCACTGGAACACCGGCATCGACGCTTTGGTACGATTCAGTGCCTCCATGTCAAAGAACTCAGGCCACAGCGGTTTCTCTACCTTTTTGTGTGTTTTCTTATCTTCTAGTTCCAAAATGGCCGGAAACTCGACAACTTCGTACTGATCGGCCATGTCATTTTTGGCCATATCAGACGTTACACGCCCAGTAAGGTCATCCATATGCCAGCGAGTCTGAATAATTGCCACACGACCGCCGGGCATAAGACGAGTACGTGCACCATAAGTGAACCACTCGTAAGCCTTATCGAATACTTCAAAGTTCCCGTTGATGACATCTTGTTCAGAATGTGGATCATCAATGAGCAATAAGTCAGCACCACGACCAGCGAGAGCAGATCCAATACCACAAGCATAATACTCACCCCCACTGTTTGTGTTCCATCGACCAGCCGACTTACTATCCGTCGCTAGGTGTACAGTCGGAAACACCTCTTTATATGCGTCGGTAGCAATCAAGTTACGTACCTTACGACCAAAATCGACCGCGAGGTCTGTGGTGTGCGACACCATCATTACCTTCTTGCCGGGATTTCGACCCAAGAACCACGCTGGGAACATGATAGACACCAACTGCGACTTACCATGTCGAGGCGGTATGTTTACACATATACGGTCTTTATCACCTGACTCAATTCCCATTAACATCTTAGCGAGAATACGGTGGTGTTTACCTACCTTATAGTCAGGCATCATGTGCATACAGAACGCTATCAGGTCATTCTGCAGCGCTTTTGTACGGTTGCGGCGGTGTATCTCGTCGACGATCTGCTCAATGTGCTCCACCTCTTCCGGTGAAAAGTTATCGAGGTTGTCCAGCAGGTGCTGGATGTCGTCTTCGGAGAACTCCTTAGCCAACTCAGTCATCGTAGTCCTCGAAATCAGCCACAATAGACTTCACTTGGTCTTCCGACGCATCTTCTTCGAGGTTATCTAGAGAGAACACCTCTTCAAAGTCTGCATCAGTAATATCAACCGGAGCGTCTGGTTTAGTCTTAGGTGGTTCATTCAGGTCTTTGAGCCTATTCAGCTTCTCACGCAGGGCGTCGCGTAGTTCGTCTGAGGTCTTATGGGTAATGGTAACTTCGGTCTTTTCGGCAAATAGACCAACATCAGATACCTTACCTAGTAGCTCAAGTGCCTTTATACGGATACGAGGGTCGGGGTTTTCGGTTTCGAGCAGCAACTTATTGGTAATTGTATGGCGTAGTGCTGTTGTACTGTGCACAACTTGCTTACCAAACTCCGTGAGGATGGCATCCGCTTGCACTAATGAGGCTGGTGTAAGTGTACTTAGCTCTTTTTCCGACACGTCTTTAGCTGCCTGTTGGGGATCGGCGGCAAATTGTGCAGCGACATGTGCTGCGTCTCGCTCGTCGAGCCCTGTTGGGTTCAAGTCCAGTCCTTCGACTGCGAGTAGACGGGCCGTATTGGCAAAAGCTCGAACTCTTTTTGGGAGTCCCGCTTCTAGCGATGGATTCGCTTTCCGTTTTGGTAACGGAATATCAGAATCGATATTGATTCGTATAGCCATGTGGTCGATTTAGTACGCAAGTCAAAGGACTGTTAGTTATCCGCAACATCGTGCGGATAACAGCATCGCCACTTTGTGGCGTCTGCTTGTTAACAAGTATACACAAAAAATTTTTTAGGTTGCAACTAGGTACCATTGACGGGGGTGTTCCTATATATGAGGGGGTGGGGTCAGCCGACCGAGATAAGTACCTAGGTACCACAATGTGGACGCCGAGCGACCTAAAAGCTACGAGTGCAATTTATTCATTTATAATAGTAATACTATAGATGCGCGCGCCTTTGCTATATAAGCGATCCCCCCATAGGGGTGGGGGTCTGGATACCTGAAAGTACCTAGTACCATCTAGTGTTGTATCGTATCAAATAAGCGCAAATGGTCTTGTTTGTTGTCACTAATTTGTTACTATGAACCCATCTTCTGAACAGGTCAGAGGATAATCAATCAAGTTAGGGATTCCCTAACAAATCAATCAATCAGATAGGTAACTATTATGACTAAGTTTGTTTCTGTTCTACCAACGTCGATTACTAAAGCAGTATCGGATTACTCTAACGTATCAGTAAAAGCGGGTAACTCGCTTGTTAAGGTACTGGATGCCTGTATTAAAGAGGGTTATCACTGGACTGATCTACAAGCTCCAGAGAAGGGCGCTAACCGCGACGTCTACGATTCGTTCAGGTTTGCCATTGTGCAAGGCTTTAACGTCAACGTGCGTAAACTGTTGGAGTCGCCAACCAAGACGCTGACAGAGGCCAAGAAGCTCGATAAGAAGTACTGGCAACAGCAGATCGGCTCTAAGATGAAGGATCTTCGCAACGCTCTTAAGAAGCGCCAAGAAGGTAGCGAGTCAGTAGCTCGCGCTCCTAAAGCTCTTAACACTAAGCTCCGCGAGTTACTTGATGAAGTAATAGAGCGTATCCAAAAAGCTGAGGGCGACGATATTAAGTACGCACTAGGCGATACGCAACTAGCTACCTTTATAAAGGATACTCGCTCGCTTCAAAGCAAAATCACTAAATAACACTAAGCGCCCTTCGGGGCGCTTTTTTATTTGTCTAACATATGACCCCAATCGGCTTCGGTCGGTTGGGGTTTTTTATTGTCTATCGTTTACGACTGGCAAACTTGTTTGTCACTTATAATCATCACGAAGTGATACACAAACGAGTTAGGGATTCCCTAACTTATTACGTCGTTAACCACAGGTTTTCGATACCAGTTACACGGAGCGGCTGTGAGGGAGTTGTTATGGAGTTGGATACCAGTTACACGGAGCGGCTTTGAGGGGTTCAGGCTTATGCTGTGATCACAGCATAAGGTTTTGTGAGCCGATTTGCAAGCGTTTTTGTTAGGGAATCCCTAACTTTTTATAATGTTCCAAACTAATGTTCCAAAAATGCCCCCTAATGTTCCAAAAATTTTCGGCTAAGTTGTTGATTTTAAAGTAATGTTCCAATGTTCCAAAAATTTAAATTATGAAAGGGGGAAAATTTGCAGTTCGTTCGCCCCGCTTCGGCAGGCTCATTCCCCTCTCTCTCACTTACTACTACTTATATAATTATATTTTTAGAACTTTGGAACATTACTTACAAATCAATAACTTGAATTGTTCCGGTGTCACGTTCTCACAAAACTTCACCAGAAATGGAACAAAGCGGGGTCAACCAACAAAACTACACTAAACACCACGAAACTACACTCCTTACTCTGGCTTCCTTGACTACAAACCACATTGTGGTATAATAGTATATGTGTGGTGGTAATGCGGCTTGCCTATCTGCTGTGTCACCTACCTGACCACACGGCGGGCTCTGAATACTTCAGAAAAAGTTAGGGAATCCCTAACAAGGCACACACGTTGTGCCTACTGCCCGTCAACAACCAACCAACGAGGTTAATCAAATGAACAAACAACTATTTAATCCATCAGCACCGTCAATCAGCTCTGCTGCTATGTTGGTCGAGCTTAACATCTCAACATGGACTGCACGTAAACAAGACAAGCGTGCATCCGAAGAGGTAACGTCAAGCAACCATGCTGACAAGCACACTGCACGTGTGAACAAAGACATCCTCGGTAACTGTGCCGAATTAGATGCAATTCGCAAGTTCGTTGCTAACAACCGCAACCTGCACTACTCAATGACTATGCCATGGTCTGACTCGGGTCTGCGTCTGCTACCGACAGCGCAGTACTTCAAGTACCAACAGGAAATGACAGCGATACGCAACGAGTTCGAGCGACTGACTAACATCTTCCTCGCAGTGTATGACGACGCGGTGATCGAAGCGCAACTCAAGCTCGGTAACTTGTTCAACCGTGACGACTACCCGACGACGGAGAGCATAGCCAGTAAGTTTGCATTTCGTATCAACTACATCCCGTTGCCTGACGCTGGCGATTTCCGTATCGACATTGGTAACGAGGCGACCGCACAACTGCGTGCCGAGTATGACGAGTTTTACCAGAACATGTTAGGCACAGCCATGCGTGATATATGGACACGTCTGCATGACTCGCTCAAGCACGTCACCGAGCGTCTCGACTATTCGGACGACAATAAGAAGCGTTACCACAACACGTTAATACCTAACCTGCTCGACATCGTGGAGCTGATGGGTACGTGTAACGTGACAAACGACTCGCAGATGACAGCCATACAGCAGCAACTCGAAACTGCACTGCGTGGCGTGACAACCGAAGCGGTCAAAGAGGATGAGTACTTGCGTCGTGAGACCAAGCGCAACCTCGACCACGTGATCAAACAACTACCGAGCTTAGACTTTTAAGTTAGGGATTCCCTAACAACTTGTTAGGCACAATGCTGTGCCTACAAATCAACCAAACGGAGAAACAACCATGAACAATGCACAATCTATGTACGCACTCGGTCTCGACCAGATTGCATCGGCTATCAAAGCCAACGGCCACAACCGCACAACCCTAGTGCAAGGTCACATGGGTACGGGCAAGTCATCACTGCTGACTAACCTCGCTAAAGATCTGCCGAATCATGTGCCGTGCTACTTCGACTGTACGACCAAGGACTTGGGTGACATCACGTTACCTAACCTGACGACAGCCGGTGACGCGGGCTATGTGACATACGCTACCAACGAGGAGCTTGGCGCGCACCACGACAAGCCGATACTGCTGATGATCGACGAGTACGGCAAGGCTAACCCTGCTGTTAAGAACTCACTGTTACGTCTGATGCTCGAACGTAAGATCGGTAGCTACACACTACACCCTGAGTCAATCATCTTTGCGACGACTAACCTCGGTGCTGAGGGTGTCGGTGACTTGTTACCACCACATGCTCGCAACCGTCTGACTGTTATCACGTCGCGCAAGCCGAGCAACATGGAGTGGATCGAGTGGGGCATCAACAACGGTATCGAGCACACGCTGTTAGGTTGGTGTAAAGACAACCCGCAGTTGTTCCAGTCATTCGACGAGGTGCGCAACCCAGATGACAACCCGTACATCTACCACCCGAAAGCACAGCGACCTGCGTTCGTTACACCACGTTCGCTCGAAGCTGCGTCTGACTGGTTACACCGTCGCGCCGAGTTCGATGACCAGACTCTCACTGCTGTGTTAATGGGTACAGTTGGCGACCGTGCAGCTATGGACCTGATGGCGTTCGTTAAGCTAGCCGATCAGCTACCGACGCTCGACTCTATCAAGCAAGACCCAGACAACGCCAAGATACCTACGTCGGCGGCGGCTGTGTGCATGGTCGTGTATCGCACGCTGTCTACCATCGAGAAAGACTGGTGTGACGCATGGGTCAAGTACATGAGTCGTTTAGACAAAGAAGCACAGGGCTTGTTTGCTAACGGTGTACGTCAACCGAAGTATGCCAAGCAAGGCATCGTGATGACTAACAAGTCGTTCACACAGTGGGCGATGGACAACAACTACATGTTCGCTGCGGACAAAGTGTAAATAGTTAGGGATTCCCTAACAAACTAAGGAGATAGTTATGACTAACAAACACTACGCCAAATGGACAGCAGTCGACGAGACTAAGCTGATCGTTATGTACAACACCAACGCATCTATGGCTGAGATGGCTGAGGCAATGGACCGCACAGAACACGCAGTCCACTCGCGTCTGACCAAACTGCGTAAAGAGAATCGCATCGACATCGGTGACGCTCACCTGCAACAAGAGCTACCGTTTGTTGTTCACGAGCCTACACCGACGGAACGCTTCATTAAAGACCTAGACCAGCTAGCGTCTGAGGTAGACAAGGCGTATGCGTCTGACTACATACCGCTTGCACTGTACTTCGGCTTCGGCTTCGTTGTTGGTGCGCTAACTATTATTACATTCGGAGGCTAACATGTTTACCACTAACTTATCAGCAGAACAGCGGTTATCCAAAGCCGTTGTCGACATCATGGGTAATCCCAAGTATGTCGCTCTGTCTGGTGTGATGATGATCGGTGAGCGCAGTGTCGACGATGCTGTGCCTACCGCTTGCACCAACGGTCGTGACGAGCAGTATGGTCGAGCGTTTATCGAGTCACTGTCTGACGCAGAGCTACGCTTTCTTGTACTGCACGAGTGCTATCACAAGTTATACAAACACCTGACTACGTGGAAGCACCTGTACGACGACAACGCACAGCTAGCTAACATGGCGTGTGACTACGTTATCAACCTCAAGATTGCTGACGACAACACCGACGGTTGGGCACGTATGCCTGAGTGTGGTCTGATCGATCCGAAGTACCGTGACATGGACAGCGCACAGGTATACAACTTGCTCAAGCAAGACAACGACGACGATGACAGCGACGGTGGTGACGGCGATGGCCAAGGCTTTGACTCACACGACTGGGATGGTGCGACTGAGCTATCACCCGAGGAGCAACGCGAGCTTGCACGTGACATCGACGAAGCCATACGCCAAGGCGCACTAGCCGCAGGCAAGATGGGTAGCGGTGGTGATCGTTCTCTTGACGAGTTACTACAACCACAAGTCGACTGGCGTGAGGTGCTACGTGAGTTCGTATCAGCCACATGTACTGGTCACGACTACTCAACGTGGTCACGCCCTAACCGCCGGTACTTATCGACTGGTCACTATATGCCTAGTGGTATCAGTGAACAGATAGGTGAACTTGTTATTGCAATCGATACGTCTGGCTCTATCGGCCAAGCCGAGCTGACTAGGTTCCTGTCCGAGATCAAGTCTATCTGTGACACGGTACACCCTGAGCGCGTGCGCTTACTGTACTGGGATACTGCTGTATGCCGTGACGAGAAGTACGACACGCATGAGCTTGATCAGCTAGTGACTAGCACCAAGCCTGCCGGTGGCGGTGGCACTGACGTCAACTGTGTAACAGATTACATAACAGCCGAGGGCATCAAGCCTCAAGCCTGTGTAGTTCTGACTGACGGCTACCTATACGGTGGTTGGGGTCAATGGTCATGCCCTGTACTGTGGACAATCATTGACAACAAGAGTGCTGTACCTGATACGGGCACAGCGGTACATGTTAAATCGAGGGATCTGTAATGGAACAACCAAAAGTAAATTCAACAGTAGAGGTAGTGTTCACTGACGGTACGTCAGCTACGTTCACTATCACAGCTACACCGTCTATCAGTAAGTCGTTAATAGCAGAGGCTGCAAAGACTGGCTACTTCCGACTATGGAACGACGATGACTGCATGGTAATCCGTGGCGACAGCATTAAAACAATCGACTTCTACCCAGTAAGTTAGGGAATCCCTAACGCATTAAACAATCAATCAAAGGTAATCAATCATGTATATGTACAAACGCTTTCTATCTTCATTCGATGACGTTGTTAAATGGTACGACGGCATCCGCCCACTAACGAGTAAGTACCACGATCTCGAAGACGACATCCGTCCAGTTGGTCAGCGTCGTCGTAAGGGGGAACGTATCATCAAGATCAACAAGAACTGCTATGCCATCGACGGCGGTGATAACTTCAGCATACGTGACAAGGCCGAGATACGTGGCACCGCACCTATCGTGTGGACACGTAAGCCTGACGGTGACTACATTACTGTGCGTAACACATCGTACGCATCGTACTGCTTATATAACTTCATACGGCAACAGTTACCGACTGGCCTAGACTTCCAGTGGTATGGCGGTAAACAGTCAGTAGTGTACAACGGTGAGAAGGTTACGTTACCTCGACCCAAGTACAGACCATGGGTAGCTCAGTATGTACGCCAAGCTCTTAAGAACGGTACACAACGTTCGGATATGTCGCCGTTCTACCGCAAGGCACCGCTCAAACCAGACACAGAGTGCAACGTGACGTTCAAGCAAGTAGGTGACTGTGAGTTCGAGTTAGTAGGCGACAAGCCTAGCCTCAAGGTAAACCGTAAGTACGTTAACAAGTCACTGAAAGACAAGTACAGAACAAGCATTACCGAATTGCGTGAGTACATAGAAGCTATGGGCATGTTGTTCCCTAAACCATCACATGGCTATAACCCTGACTGCCCATACCGTGCGCTGAGTGGTGTATCTGAGGAACGTATACGTTCATTCGGGCGTGAGTTTACTGGTGGCAAGTGGCTAACAGCTACACAGAACATCGACACTACACGTGAGATTATGAGTAACCCAGAGCTAGGTGAGCTACGCCACTACCTAGCGTTTGATATCTGGAGTATATCCGAGGGCTACCGTGTGACTGACGAGCACGAGCGCACCCTGTGGCGCAAACGATTCAATAACTACATCAATGACCGTCTAGGTCTGACAACTACCAAACAAGTTACTGTAACTCAGTAAGGAGACCAACCATGTTCGAATCAAAGATCAAAAACTACTCCGAGCGCGATGCGTTCCTGCTACACACAGAGTATGCAATGAACAACGACGTGTCAGGTGTCGTGCACCCTACAACTTGTGAGGGTGATACAGAGACGCTGTACCACGCGATGGGCGATATGCAACCACTCACTGCCGTTGTATACCAAGGGCACTACATCCCGACCGAGCTGTACCAGTTAATACAACGTGTCAGCAAGAAGCTACGCGGTGCGAGCTTTGACGTACTACCACATCGATCTGCCTACAACTACGTGTACCGACACAACAGCGACTGGTCATACGGTGATAACCCCGATGACAAGTACACACAGTACACACTGCAACGTGAGGTATACATTACATTCGCTAACTCTACCTATGTTGTTGGCAAGCTAGGGTTCGATGACACACGTCGTGACAAAGCACGCAAGCGACCAGAGTACAAGCTGTACGTACACAGCCCGTACATAAACAACTACAAGTATGCCATATACAGCAAGCAACATAACTTGTTAGCGAGTAAGAGTATCGACGTCGTTGCACGTAACGCCGCTAAGTTCATACGCCCTACGACAACCAAGGATCTAGTCGAGATCAGCGTGAGCCTGTCTGACCTCGGTGATGCTGTGAACGAACGTGCTAACGAGTACCGTGACGAACTGTGGAGAGCCAAGGACACTGTGCGTGCATACCATGACGACATAGCCATGGCGCTGTACGAGGTTATGCAGACTGAACCGCACGTCACCATGCCTGACACTGTACGTAGAGTTGTTACTGAGTATGGTGACTACAAGCGTATGCGTGAGGAAGTAACAGGTTTGAAAGTCGAGGGTGTACATGTACTCAAAGCTGACGACAGATATTACGTTACTGAGGTACCTGACCTACGTGCATACAACAAACTAAATGATTCGGAGCCTATGCCGTATAATGAGGATACCCTACCCGCATGGATTAAAGCAGGCATGTCCATGGTTATGTTAGCAGGTAAGGGTCATTACGTTGATGGTGTCGGCATGATGCTAAACGATAACGCCTGTGTAGTGGAGAGAGGTATGGATGAGTGACCACAATATAATACGCGTCAAGTTCCATGACGCTAACATCGAGCTGTATGACTTCTCAACAGGAGCTACTAGCTTTGTTGATAGCGTTGCTGACTTGTCAGAGGATGTACGCTGTAAAGTAGCCGCGCTAGCCATTATGAAGATACCCCCTGCCGCTGTGGTAGAGGGTGTCGGCGAGCGTATAGAGAACAAACTGTTTTGGATATACCAAGACTGGGGGGCGTAAGCCTCCCACATAACAACAGACTGGATACCAGTTACCAAGAAAAAGTTAGGGATTCCCTAACTCGGAGAGAGAGAGATATGAAAACATTTAAAGAGTGGTGGAATAGTCCAGCGCATAATGGTTCGTTTACACCTAGACAAGTTGCAGAAGCCGCTTGGAACTTTGCTTATGGGATGCAAAATGAGCGTATAAG